GGATTAGATCTAATCAGTGCTAGAGAAACGGCACGTTGGGTTTTCTTACAATACTCTGAACAAAAGAAGGGTGGCCCTTGGAAGAAAAGACTTAGGGAGCAAGGTTATACTATATGAAAATTGCTTTAATAACTGATACTCATTTTGGTGTCCGTGGTGATTCAGCACTCTTTGCCGATCACCAAGAAAGATTTTATGAAGAAGTTTTCTTCCCATATCTGGTAGAACATGATATTAAAGAGATTATCCATCTCGGTGATGTATTCGATAGACGGAAGTATGTAAATTTCTATACTTTGAAAAGAGCCGAAAATATGTTCTTTGAAAAGTTGGAAGAGTTTGGAATTAAAGCCAATCTTAATGTTGGTAATCATGACTCATATTTTAAGACTACTATTGATGTTAATTCTGTTGATAGATTATTGAGCAATAGATTTAATGTCATTAATGACCCAACAACTATTCATGATAGTATAGATATTATACCATGGATATGTGATGAGAATGAGGAAGAAATTTTAGATTTTATCAAGAAATCTAAGTCAAAGTATTGTTTCGGCCATTTTGATTTAGCCGGATTCTTTATGCACTCAGGTATTAAATCTCAATACTCATCAAGAAATACACATTTCTTAAACAAATATGAAAAGGCATTTTCAGGTCATTTCCACACAAGATCTAATGATGGGCATATTCACTATATAGGCTCACCATACGAGACAACTTGGGCCGATTATGATGATCCGAAAGGGTTTGCTATATTTGATACAGAGACTGGGGAACATAATTTTATTAATAATCCTATTAACATTTTTGAAAAAGTAGTGTATAATAATGGTATAGAGGATATAAATTCTTATGAAGGTAAAATTATTAAACTCTTTGTAAAGAAAAGAGATAATTATCCAGAATTTGATCAGGCCGTACATGATTTAGATATTATTTCAGCTGATGTTAATATTATTGAAGAGGTTGATGATTCACTATTATTAAGTGAGGGTGAAATTGAAGACTTTGAGGCGGTTGATACTCTAACATATTTAAGAGGTTGGGTAGAAAATTTAGAAAAAGAACTACACTCTTCTAAAGATAAGAAAGAAATTAAAAAATTATTGAGTAATATATATAATGAGGCCTTAACTTGATCGAGTTTAAACATGTAAAATTCAAAAACTTTTTATCATACGGAAATAATTGGGCTGAAATTAATTTAGATTCAACCGAAACAACTTTGATAAAAGGTACTAATGGTAATGGTAAATCCACATTCCTTGATGCAATAACCTATGGCTTATTTGGTAAGGGGTTTCGTAAATCTTCTACATATGATCTAATCAATAATACTAATAAAAAGGCTCTATTAGTCGAACTTGAGTTTAAAGTTAAGGATAACGAATATAAAATTATTAGAGGTTTAAAGCCGGCAAGATTTGATATTTGGATTAATGGTAAGCAAAGACATAATGATGCTAAGATAAAAGATCAACAGGTTTGGCTAGAACAAAATGTGATTGGTATGAGTGAGAAATCATTCAGACAAATTGTTGTGCTTGGTACTGGTAATTATATCCCATTTATGAGACTACCGGCCGGGGATAGACGAAAAGTTATTGAACAACTTCTTGATATTGAAATCTTCGGTTTAATGAATGATGTGCTTAAAAAGCAATCAGTAGAACTTAGAGGGGAAATATCTGAATTAGAGCATGAAATGGCTTTATTAAATACCTCAATTGATGCTGATAATAAACATTTAACTGCTAATGAAACAAAACGGAAAGTGTCTAAAGATAGGGCTCACACTGAAGTAGATAATCTACAGGCGTTGATTGATACCTTATTGAGTGATAATGATTCATTAGTTCTGCCCTCTATCACTGGTGTAGACAAAAAGAAAGAAAAGATTAGAAAAATTCAGGCGCAGACTGAATCAAAAATGAGACTGAGTAATAAGTCTTTAAAATTATTTACTACTAAAGATCAGTGCCCTACATGCGATCAAACCATCTCAAAAGAATTTAAAACAGAGATGATTGAGACTCATACTAAAATTAAAGAAGAGTCTGAAAAGAATTTAGAAGTAATGGATTCTATGTGGGAAGAATTAAATTCTATATTAAAAGAACATGATAGTATTAGTAGTCAAATAGATGCTAATAATAGAGAAGTATCTAAATATCAAAATCTAATTGAGACTATTCATAAAACTCTTGAAGAGATTGAAGATGAGGATGATACAGAAATACAAAAAGAATTAAAAGAAAAGCAAGAACGTGTTTACAATCTACAGCAAATGTTATATAATTTATTAAATAAAACACGTTTATTTAGTGTGATTGAATTGATGTTGAAGGATTCAGGTATTAAAACCAGAATCATTAAAAAATATCTACCAGTTTTAAATACCATTATTAATAAGTATTTAAAAGAGTTTGAATTCAATATCACATTAACGCTTGATGAGTTGTTTACTGAAACTGTTACCAAAAATGGTAGAGAATTATACGGATATGCAGGATTCAGTGAGGGCGAAAAATTACGAATGGATTTAGCAATACTATTTGCATTTCGTGAACTTGCCAAAATAAAGAATTCGGTGTCAACAAACTTGTTGATACTTGATGAGATCTTAGATAGTTCTCTTGATCGTACAGGGATTGAACATTTCCTTAAGATTATTAGAGGACAGGAAAATGCTAAGATTTATATAATCTCTCATAAGGGAGATTTGGGTGATCACTTTAAGCGAACTATTAAGGTTAGTAAGAAGGGTCAATTTAGTAATATTTCGGAAACTATATTATGAACTTAAGCAAAAACACAATAGAAATTTTAGGTAATTTCGCCACAATCAATCCCTCAATTTTAGTTAAGCCGGGGAATAAATTACGTACCATCGCAATTGAAAAGAATGTATTTGCAAATGCTGAAATCGATGAAACATTCGATCAAGATTTTGCTATTTATGATCTTAATTCTTTCCTTGGTGCATTATCACTATTCGAAAATCCATCTCTGGAATTTGAAGAAAAACATGTAACAATTTCACAGGACGGTAATAGTTGTAAATACTTCTTTGCTGATCCATCAATTATTGTAACTCCTCCTGAAGATGATATTGAATTGCCAGCAGTGGATATTCAATTCAAACTTCCTCATGCTTCTATTGATAAACTTTTGAAGGCAGCAAGCATTTTAGGTGTTGAGGATGTTGTTATCAAGAGTAAGGATAATAAAGTTGTAATGGAAGCCGCGGATACAAAGAATTCTTCTTCTAATTCATTCACTATTGAATTAGGTGATTATCAAGGTGATGACTTCTCTGCTTCTGTAAAGACTTATCATATTAATATTATCCCTACTGATTATGATATTGAGGTTAGTAAGTCAGGTATTTCTAAATGGCATAGTAAGGATCGTAACGTAACATACTTTATTGCCATGACTATTAACTAAATATTTTATTGAGGATTATATTATGAAGAAAGAAGACTTTTTATGGGTGGAAAAATATCGCCCAAGCACTATCCAGGAATGTGTTTTACCTTCTGTATTAAAGGACACATTCCAGGAATATGTTGATAATGGTGACTTCCCAAATTTATTACTAAGTGGCTCGGCAGGGACAGGTAAGACAACTGTTGCCCGAGCTCTATGTAATGAACTGGATTTAGATTATATTATTATCAATGGGTCAAACGAGGGTAGATCAATCGATGTATTGAGAACTACCATTCAAAATTATGTAACAACCGTATCATTTACTGGTAAACCAAAGGTTGTTATTCTTGATGAGGCAGATTATCTTAATGTTAATTCCGTTCAACCCGCACTTCGTAATTTCATGGAAGAGTTTAGTTCTAATGCTAGATTTATTTTAACGGCCAACTACGCTAATAAAATTATTCCTCCATTACACTCCAGAACTTCTGTGGTTGAATTCAAGTTTAAAAATTCTGATAAGCCTAAGTTAATGGCTCAGATGATGAAACGACTTGTCAATATACTTAAACTAGAACAGGTTAATGTTGAGGATAATGCAATCATCGCTAAATTAATTGAGAAACATTATCCTGATAATAGGAGAATTATTAATGAACTTCAAAGGCATTCTTCTTCTGGTAATCTTACCAATGCTGCTCTTGCTATTGTTGGAAGTAGTAATATTGACACACTCAAAGATGCTTTAAAGAATAAAAACTTTAAAGAAATGAGACAATGGGTTGGAGAAAACTCAGATCAAGAACCGGATGTAATTATAAGAAATATATACGAACTTGTACTACCTGATTTAAAACATGCGTCTATACCTGAGGCTGTGGTGATGATGTCTGAATATTTACATAAGCTTGCTTTCGCTACAGATCCGGAAATCCATTTAACCGCATTCTTTGCTGAGTTCATGGTGACTGTGGAGTGGAAACAATATGTCGAATAATCCATTTGATATAATTGATGCTATTAATAAAGGGAAAGGTAATATATGCCGAGCCTATAATGGACCTGAATATAATCCATTCATGGTTAATAGAGCAATGTCTCAATTCCCTGATACAATTTTCCAGGCATATCAAGGTGATATGTTAAGTGAATTGTCTGGTGAGGCTCAAATGGATTATTACGTGCATGCAACCAGACCTAAGCGTAGATTTGCTAAATGGTATAAGCCTGTAAAGAATTCCGATGTAGAATTTCTTAAAACACTTTATAGTATAAATAATATATTGGCTATTGAATATTTGAGCATTTTGACTGATGACCAATTATCTCAATTGAAAGAACAATATAATACAGGTGGATTGAATGGAAACGGAACAAATAGTAAAGTGGAGTCCGGAAATCATGGTTGAGGTAGGTTTAAATCGAGATGATGATTTTCTTAAGATTAAGGAGACTCTGACTCGTATTGGTATAGCATCTAATAAAGATAATGTACTATATCAAACAGCACACATTCTACACAAGAAGGGTAAATATTACATAGTACATTTTAAAGAAATGTTCTTACAGGATGGAAGACAATCCAACCTTACCGTCGAAGATGTAGAGCGAAGAAATAGAATTATTAAATTATTGGAAGAATGGAATCTATTAACCATTGCCTCTGATATGAGCGAACAACCAATCGCTGAATATAATACTTTTAAAATTATTCCACATAAGGATAAACATAAGTGGAATTTAAAACCTAAATATTCTTTTGGAGCAGTATAATGGCAATAGAAAATTTTGACCCTAATGATTTTGACTTCGGTATCTCGTTTGAGGAAGCTCAAGTTACTCAAGCAGATGTTGATGCAGTACAAAATAGTGCAGTACAAGAAACTGTTATCTCATCATCAACAAATATTGAACATAAGCTTGATACAATCCTAGCTCAATTGGATTTTGATGAAGTAAGAGATGTGGTAGAACAGGCCGCTAATTCTAAAGTTGAAAATATGGCAAGATTAATTCTTCCATTATTATATAATCTTAAAAAGAGTCCTGAAAAAGATACAATTCGTTGGCCAGGACGTGATGAGGTTATTGACCAGCAGATTAAAAAAATTAATGCCATTATTGAGTCTTAATATTTACAATCTTTTACTATTATGTTATAATAGTAATATACAATTGAAAAATACATTATGCAATACACGAATATAAATCAGTGGGGCCAGTACATTTATGAACGCGGTCTCGATGATAACAATGAAGATTATCAAAAGAAAACTAAATTTAAGCCAACACTCTACACAAATACTCACAATTCAAGTAAGTATAAAAGTTTAATCACCAACGAAAATCTAATTCCAAGAACATTTGATTGTATACGCGACGCACGTGACTGGATAAATGATGAGAAGGATACCGAGGGTAAATCAATCCACGGTATGGATACATTTCTAATTCAATATATTGAAGAACAATTTCCGGGTGAAATTGAAATGGATCTAAGTAAAATTAGAATCTATAATTTGGATATTGAGGTAAATTCATCTAATATTGAAGGCTTCCCTCACCCTAAAGACGCACAATCACCTATCACAGCCATTACATTATATGATGGTAAGGAATATCATACTTGGGGATTTAATGAGTGGCATGATAGAGGGGAATATGCCGATACCGTAAATTACTATCAATGTGGTAATGAACAAAATCTTATTGCCAAATTTCTACAATTCTGGACTAATGCATATCCTCATGTAATTACTGGTTGGAATATTGATCACTTCGATATGCCATATATCTATAATCGGATCACAAATGTTGTGGGTGAGAAGGTTGCCCGTCATTTATCCCCATTCAAGATATGTAATTCAAAAGATAGGATGATTAACAATCGTGAAGTATCTGAGGTTAATATATTAGGTATTGATTCACTTGATTATATCGAACTATATAAGAAATATACTTATTCAGCACAAGAATCTTATTCATTAAATCATATTGCTTATGTTGAGCTTAATGAAAAGAAATTAGATTATTCTGAAGTGAAATCTCTTGTTGAATTGGAAGAAACTAATTATGATAAATTCTTGCGATATAATGTAAAGGATGTTGAATTGGTTCAAGGGATTGATGATAAGATGAAACTCATTAATGTGCATATGATGATTGCATATCAGGCTAAATTGGGCTTCACTGACGCATTCTCTCCTGTAAAAATCTGGGATTCAATTATATATCATCACTTAAATAAAGATAATATAATTGTACCAATCAATCGAATACAGGAAAAAGAGGATTTTCCTGGAGCATATGTTAAAGATCCTATTGTTGGTTTTCATGAGTGGATTGTAAGTTTTGACCTTGCATCTCTATACCCATCTTTAATTAGACAATTTAATATTTCCCCTGAAACTGTTGTGACCGGAGGTATTATATCCGGTTCTGTTGATGACTTCGTTGATAGTAAGGTAGATACATCTGAGGCAATTAATAATGATTATACTGTGACTGCGACAGGTCAAATGTTTAAACGCAATAAACAAGGAATATTACCATATTTGATGGAATGGTTATATAATCAACGTAAGGAAACTAAGGGCTCAATGATTGAGTATCAAAAGAAACTTCAGAATATGGAGTCTGGTACTAGTGAATATGATACTACATCTAAAATAATTACTCAATTTAATAATAAACAGATGGCGGCCAAGATCTTACTAAACTCTGCTTATGGAGCACTCGGTAATAGATATTTTCGATTCTTTGATTTAAGATTGGCATCATCAATTACATTATCCGGTCAAATGAGTATTAGATGGATCGCGAATAGATTAAATAGTTATTTTAATGATATGCTCGGTGATGATAAGGATCGTGTAATCGCGATTGATACTGATTCAAATTATTTAAATTTATCTGATTTGGTTAATAAATACATGAAGGGTAAATCAACATCTAAAATAGTAGATAATTTGGATAAATTCTGTCAGGGTAAAGTTGAACCATATATAAATGAATGTTATCAAGAGTTGGCCGATTATACTAATTCACGCGAACAATTAATGATTATGGATCGTGAAGGAATTTCTGATAAAGGATTCTGGACCGCCAAGAAAAGATATGCATTACGAGTTCATGACAATGAAGGTGTTAGATATGCTAAACCAAAAACTAAAATTATGGGTTTGGATCTAATTAAATCATCAACCCCTGCTATTATTAGAAAATCATTACAAAATTCTTTATCAATATTATTTGATGGCAACAATGATGAAATGCTTGACTATATTGATGCCGAACATGAAAAATTTAAATCATATCTTCCTGAGGATATTGCATTTCCTAGATCTGTGAATGGAGTAAAGAAATGGAGTGAGGTTAATAAGGATGGTATTATTGTGCCTAAGAAGGGTTGTCCTATCCATGTTAGAGGGGCAGTGATCTTCAATCAACTTCTTAAGCCGGGTGATGAAGAACCTATTACGGATGCTGAAAAAATTAAATTTATCTATATCAAAGAACCAAATCCGGCACATTCGCATGTAATTGCATTTAGGGATGGTATACCAGAATATTTTGATTTAGAA